CTATTTCCTGTTAATGCAGCCATATTATTCTTCTTTTAATTTTTGTATTTCTTCGTAGATTTCGAGAAGCTGTGCTTCTTTATCTGCTATAATTTGTGTTGTGTCAATTTGTATAACTTCTTCAGATACTTTTGTCATAGCTCCGTTATCTGATGTATAGTATTCTCTTTTATGTTCCATATTAGCTAATCTTTAATTTATTATCTCCACATTATCCAAAGGCCACCTGAAGTATCTGAACCGTATGAAGCACCACCAACACCATTTATTCCAATGTTCGAAGGTAATGCGTCACCTGGGTTTACACCTGGTGCAACATAAAGTGCCATTGCTCTGTATATTATCAAAGCAGCAGGGTCTCCACCAGCACCGTTCCAAGTAGCTTGGCTAAAGTGTGTCACGCCAACGCCTGATGTTGATGGAAATAAAACTATTGCAATCTGTGAGTTTACTTTACCAGCTGGCATTGTAAATGGAGTACCCAAAGTAATAATTTTAGCACCTGTTGTAGAAGCATCTACTGTACCTAATGATAATAATCTATCGTTGATATAAAGATTATTATCACTATCCACGTCCACGTCATATATTGCAACTTCCATTGTCGCTCCTAACTGTGAAGTAGTTATACCAACGTGCACTTCTCTAATAGTATCTCCAGGTTGTATACCCGCGATCGCGTAATGTGCTTGTTCGCCAGCATTTTTACCAGTAGTACCATAACCTGTAGTAGTTATCCAAGTTCTCAATGAATTTGTAGTACCTGTATTTCTATAAAGAACGCCTCTCATACCACTTCCACCATAGCAACCATATGCAACGTCACCACCACCACCTCCACCGCCAGCAGCATCAATAGTAAATGTATTACTACCGCTATCTGTTAGTGTAATGTTAGTTCCTGCTTGCATTGTCACCACATCATTTGTAGCATCAGAGCCAGTTAGTGCAAAGTTTATATTACCTGCAGCTCCAGCAGCACCAAAATCATATGTAGTGTCTGTTCCTCCGCCACCAGTTGCGCTAACGATTGGGTTTGCAGGGTCAGTAGCATCAACTGTCACATTTGTACCTGCAACAACTGATTGTACGCCAGTATCAATACCTGTCACAGTACCTGTAAAGTTTACACCTGTTGTTGAAACCTGAAGTGGTAAATCGTTACCAGACCCATCTTGTAGCGTCTTTAACGTACCATCAATAGGTTGTTCGTCGTTTGTCTTGATTAGGCCATCATATGTAGCACTAATCTGTAAGTTCTGTAAATTTGCCATATTATACTATTGCTTCCCAGTTTCTTGTTTCTGCTTCCCAGTTATCTGTAATCTCTTCCCAAAGTACAGCTGTTGTTGGAGGCGTTGCTAAATCAGCAATTGCCATCCACCAAGTACCATAACCTGCTGGAGTTGTAATACCATAAAAGTTTGCAAGGGCAATTACCCATGAACCATATAAAGGAGCAGTTATACCAAAGTACTCACAAAGAGCCTGTAGCCATGAAGCATTTACAGGTTCAGTGACACCTAAATACTCACAATAAGCTTGTACCCAAGAACCATTGACAGGGTCAGTTACTGCCCCGTTTGTCTGGTTGAGTACGTACTGTTGTACTGCTGATGTTATGTCGTTACTAATCATTAGTTAGAAATATAATTTTTAGTCTTGTTGTATGCCGCGTAGTCTAACTACTGCGTCTATTGCTCCCTGTGTACCTATGTACATCAGAGATATGTTTACCCATTCATGACCAGAGATAACTCCTGTAACAGCCATTAGAGTGGCAATCAAGAATACTGTTAGTTTCTTGCTAACCCAGCTATTTAGAAGTTTGTCTAATCTTGCTCTCATGTCTGATAAACTTGTATAATTTGTTGATGTTGTTTTGTGTTGCTTTAGTCTTCGATGGCAGGGCCTTCTCCGATGCAACCGTCGCATTTCTCTTCATAGTAGGTTTTGTTGTTTCTTGGTACAACTAGTCCTGAGAAGTATGGTGTTTGCTTGTTTGGAAACATACCATCCGTTCCAGGAGTTTCGTAATCAGCAAACATTCCAGGGTTATCTAAAAGGTACTCACGTAACCTCTCGTTATAGAATTGTGCTGTATCTAATGTAGACTGTCTTAAGTATTTAAGCTCGTCTAAGCTAGTTTGTGTTGATTCTTCAGATGTACCTGATAGTATACCTTTATCAACTAGTTTATACTTTAGACCTGGCATCATAAGATACAATGCGTATTGCATTAGCATCGGGCCAATGTAGTCGTTTAGTAAAGTTTGTTCGTCAGATGTTAAGCTTGAGTTAACAATACCATCTTTGATAGCATTGAAGAACTTTGTACCAAGCGAATCTTGGATGTAAATATCCTGCGCTTGTATAATAAATGGAGTAATCTCTTCAACGCGAACGTTAGAATCTAGATTTGTCCATTGTTTAAGCCTCTGTTCCGATACTAGTAGTGCTGTCTGTGCCATCTGTTGTTTCAATAATTTGTTTCGATTGTACCTCTACTGTTACATTTAGACCATGTAGCTTTAGTAGGTATGCGTATGTTGATAGAACCTTCTTACGTTTTGGCTCTACTACTGTATTCATGAAGTGAGAATAAGCTATAATAATCTCTTCAGCAACCGAGCTAAAGCCTGCACCCTTAGAGATACCTAGTAAAGCTGGGGATGTAATCCTGTGTGCCGTTAAGATTCTTGTAGAGATTCTTTCTTCTAGAGTAATGTAGTAATCGTCGTTAGCATTCTCGATTGGAGTAACTTCTAACTCTTTACCAGGCTCAGAGAATGCAAGGAAGAATCTACCAGCGTTATCTTGACCACTAAATGTTTCTTCGATCTCGTTATAGATCATTCTTCTTTCTTCTGGAGTAGGGATACCATTTCTAAATTGTACAAACATAGATGGAGCTAAGCCATTGGAAATGTTTGCGTTATGGAATCTAGATACTCTTCCATCGAGCTCGATATCGTTCAATGCACCAACATATGCTGGTAGTGGATATACGTTGTTACCTGGAGTGTAGTTAAAGCAGTAGTAAATCTGCGAAGCGTTATCGCCCTTATTATCTGTAGGGTCAAATGCTCTATACGCAACTGGTTTGCATTTACGTACGTTAGACCAATCAGAAGAGTGGAAGTATTCAGTAACTTCGTCTTCTTCAGTCATCTTACCAGATCTGATGTTTGCAAATGGAATGTGGTAAAGCTCCGCTATACGGTCTCCACCTTTATTCCATACTACGTTCATTGCGTATCCGTTGTATAATGCGTAATCTAAAGAGATCTTTGCAAATACTTCGTCAACTGTTTCGCCTTTAGTATTGATGTATTCGTCACCAATAACTTTGATACCATCACCGATCATACCATCTTTGATAGCTTGGATAGCAGTGTGGTGCATTGCAGAACTATCGTATAATTCTATTAGTCTTTGTGGAAACAAGTTGTGTTCGCCGTAGTATACGTATTCTTTACCTCTAACTTCTTTAATGTTAGGTAGATCTAATGCGTCAAACGATTGACCTTTGATAGAATATAAACCTTCTGGATTTGTATTTCTCATAGTTAATATGTTGGACGGTAATAAGTTACCGCTTCTCTGTTTTCGTTATTTGACTGATATGGAGTAGTTCCAGTAGAGCCACCTTCTTCAGTAATATATTTTAGTAGGCCTGTTTCTATAATATTTGCAGAACCATCTTGGACTTCGTAGTCGTATATCGCATTGATATGCGCAGTACGTTCAGCCTCAGTTATATTTATCACGAATTCTGAGTAGCGGTTATTTGATGTAACTGGTATTAGTTCCCATGACCAGTACTCATCAGAAGCTTGCGATTGTATTGCAAGATAGTGTGTTGTACTCAGATTTGGTGTATTGAAGCTTATTTGCGCAGTTGTTGCGCCAGTTGGTAGATATAAGGTCATTACGTGTAAAATGCTGTATTTATACTACTAAATATAGATTTAGCCCGCGTTGTAAATAAGAAAGGGCCCACAAATTAATGTGAGCCCTTAGGGTATAGAGACACCCGCTAGGGTGGGAAGCTTATGCTTCGACTATAGTACCTGTTACTTCGAATGAAGGTGATGCTTCAAGACCTGATACCGTGATTTCGTATCCGTTTCTATCTGCGTACGCTGTACCTGAGGTAGCTGTACCTGCAGACATGTATGCGCCTCTTTCAATACCTACCGAGAAGTACTTACCATTGCCATCTTTGAATACAACAACCATTGATGTAGCTTGAGCCATAAGAAGAATCTCATTTCTCTTAGATGCTTCCATCTTGTTAAACACCATAGTTAGTGCTTGGTCGTATGTAACAGTACCGTTCTCTTGAGAAACTGCAACAGTTTCAGTGAACGATGATGTTTGACGTGGTACTTCAAATTCGAAGAAATCAGCCGGTGCAAGTGCAGAACCGCCAACTGTAATTGCAGTAATTACTCCTGCAGCTTCAGTGATGCTTTCTACAGCTCCGTTTGCGATGAAGATCTTCTCGATCCCACCATTGCTATCATTACAATCTAATGTAAATCCTGCTGTTAAGTTAGAACATGCCATATTTCTGAATTCTTTTTTTGGTTAAAGAATGGGACCGAAGTCCCATCCTTGAGGTTTTGATTACGCTAGTGCGTTTGTAGCGAATACGTTGATTTGGTGTACTGCAACACCTAATCTCCATTTAGCGATGAATTTTACTACATCTTCGCCTTTGTCAAAGTAGAACTGCATTGTTTCGAAGTCAGACTCTAGACCAGTACCAGCTACGATGAATCCTGCAGGACCTGCAGCTACGTAGTTAGAACCTGTTAGACCTGAAGTCTTAACAACTTTACAGTTAGTACCAATTAGATCAAGAGACTTACCGTCGCCTTGGTTGTAGTGGTAGTAGTTTTGAGCAACTAGAGCTCTTCTTAGAGTCTGGAAGTTAGCTGGAGAAACCATCATGATAAGGTCTTCTCTGTTCTTAACTGACTCATCGATAGAATCGAATAGATCTAAAGCTTGGTCGATTGCGTTAGCAACAGTCCATGCAGCAGCGCCAGCAGGTACAGTTGCACCGTTAGCAGCAGTTACTTGATCTTTGATACCTTCGCCAGTACCGTCACCGTCGATTAGGTAAGACTCGTTGTACTTCTTAACTCTCTCTACGTAGTATGTAGCGATAGTTTCTTCGAATGGTACAGAATCTTGGTCAGCGCCAGCTGACATTCTTTGGCTTAACCAGTATTGACGTAGATCGTCCGGGCAAAGCTCCATTTTTACTTGCTTGTCTCTGATAGTAATATCTACCTGAGAGAAGTTTACATCACCTGAAGGGTTCCATCCACATGCAAGATCTGCAACGTTTAGGTCTCCGTCCATTAGGTTGATTGCGACTGTTCCAGCTGATAAGCCTGAACGTACGTCGATTTCTGACATTAAGTCAGTTGTTAATACTGCTTTAGCGATCAATTCTAATGATAGCTCGTCAGTATAAGTTGAAAGTGCTGTTAAATCAAATGCCATGATTTCAAATTATTATTTTTAGTTATTACTTTCTGCCGTTGCGGATAGCGATGATAGATTCGATACGCGCGTTAGCTTTCGTTGTTTTAGTTGCAACCTCTTCTTTGAAGTTGTTACGAACCGGTTTAGTAGCAGGCTCATCTGCTAATGCGTTAAAGCGCTCAGTTAGAGAGCTCATTTCTTCTTTTACTTCTTTCTTGTAGTCGTTGATTAGTTCAGCGATAGCACCTAGAAGTTCTTCTGAAGACATCTCTTCTTTGATTTCTTCTTCTACTTCTTCCATTGCTTCCTCAGTAACTTCTTCGCTAGTAGCTTCTTCAGCTACAGGCGCGTCCATTGCTTTCTCTTCAATAGATGCAATCTCACCATTCTCTCCAACAGTAACAAGAAGACCTTCAGTTGTTTCGTGGATGCCTTCAGGTGCAAATGGATCTTCGTCTTCTTCAGTTGAGATGTAAAGGATTGCTCCTGCTACGATCTCACCATCAGTGTAAACTTCTGTACCGTCTACTAGAGTTGCAGCAGCCATTTTAGCTTCTGTTGCCTCTTCTGTAGCAGATTCAGTTTCTTCCATTTCTACCTCTTGTACTGGAACTTCAGCTCCAAGCATAACACGCAATTTAGTGATAGCGTCTTGTACAGTCATAGTATTAGTAATTGTTTTTAAGGGTTAGAATAACTAACCTTGTTTGTAAATATAACAGTATATGTATCTGACAAAAGTTACTTAGCTTTACGGCGTACCTCCCAGATTCTAGTAATATTTAGAACAATACCTGTAAGGATAAGTAACAGTGATAAGATAGTGTTAATATCTAACCAAGCTACTCCAGCTCCAGCTATTGTTGTTAGGTTCGCTATACTGTCTTTAGTTTCGTGTAACATTAGTTCTTTGCTAGTTTTTCTATAAAGTTACCAGCAACTGAATATCCACGTAGTTCTCCGTCTTTAATCTTTTGCCATGTATCTTCGTCATTGATCTTGTAGCTAACCATCCACGTTCCTACTGGTACATTGTAACCGTACTTAGTTGACTTATCGTAAGTCTCATCTTCTACGATCCAAGATTCTAGTAGTGTATTGTTGGTAACCACATTATCATCATGGTTAACATCTGTATTATTATGTCTGTTATCTGCTAAGAATTTCTCAGCAATGTTCTTGATAGTTTGTTTAGAGAAGTAAACGTGAAAGATATTACCTAATGCATCCTTACGTGGGATTAACATTTGTGGTACCATTGCAGGTCCTACGATTACTCTTTGTTCCTCATTGAAAGAGAAGCGAGAATTTGGGTGGTGCCAGTAGTTGTTCTGTGGACCGGCAGTTTGACCTGCTCTGCCCGATGCTGGGCCATGAGAGATCATTATCAACTGTCCGCTATCTGATCTAAATACATCTAGCTCCTCCCAGTAGTGTTTACAGTTTACACCGCCTTTATAGTCGAAGATGGAGTAACGTTGTCCATCATGGCGGAAACCTGTGTTAACACGACTTGACATCTCGTCAATTTCCTTACGAGTATACAATTTGCGCATTCTTTGCATTGCCTTACAGAAGTTACGCTCTGCAAGTGCTCCTGCATATCTGTACTTTCTTTCTGGCTTCTCGTCTTTCTTTACTCTGCGACCTAATACGTCTAAAGCGGCTACGCCCTTTAAGTAATCTCCGATAGTGTTAAAGTTAGTCTTTGTACCATCGATCATGATTACTGATTCAGGATCGTATTCCTCTCCGAACTCATCAGACTTTGCAAGCTCTACAATGTAGTCTTGTACTTGCTCTTCTAGAGATGCAAAATCTTTACGTAGTTCTTCGTATTTACTAGCCACGTAGAACGATTCTAAGACATCCGATGTCTCATACTCTGTTCTCCATTTAGAGTATAGTTTAAGTGTCTGTAGTGATGGCACAGTATTGTCAAACTCAACCTTCTTGTCTCCTACGTTATAGTAAGGGAATCCAAGGTTAGCTCTACGGCCATCTTTGTAATATTTGTTGATATCTAAGATACCATCAAACTGTTCTGCTGATAGATCTACAATTCTACCATTAGTTTTATTTTGTACATACCAGTGTGTTGATTGGAAGTCTACTCCATCTACCTGGTATTCCATCTTCTTGATTAGTTTTAGATCCCAGTTACTTTCGTATCCTCCAAGAGAATAGAATAAGAACTGTGCGATCTGGAAGCAGTAACCAAACGGGTAACCTGTATCGATTCCGTTCTCTGCAAGTATCTTCATCTGCTCACCGTGGTCTACGCCACCTTCGCCAGCAGCTCCACCACCTGGTTTCTTCATCATATCTACATTAGCATCTAAGAATGCTTTGTAGTGTTCCATACCTGTATTGTCTACATAGAAACGATCGTCCCATGATGCGTAACAGATAGCTGATGCTTGGTCTTGTGGGTACCCTTCTTCTTGGATAATTGGAATACAACGACTGATGAAGTCTTCTTTATCTTCTCCTGGTTCTGGGTTAACAAACTCTTCTTGTGCGAAGGCTTGCCAGTTGATACCAATAGCCGGAGTATTTACGAGACTCATGATATCTACGCCAAGACCATCTAATTCTAGTTCGTCTGCGTCTATTCTAAGTTCTACAATCTTTCTCATAGTTTTGCTAAGTCGTTAATTTTCTTGTTGGCTTCTTGTTGGTTGGTCATTTCGTCTGCAACAACGTATGCCTTAACAACGGTTTGTGATTCTGGTGTAACTACGTTATTGCCACCTACTACTGTATCTATCGCACTCTGTGGATTGAAGCTTGGAATCGTAGGTCTTGATGGTACTCCACCTGAATCCGCTGTTCCTCCTGGTGTTGGAGTTGATACTATTGCTTTAACATTAGCAAGACCGCCCGCAATAGCAACGCCAGCAGCAATAGCAGCTCTAACTGGTGAGGTTGGATCACCTGGTATAAGTTGTGAAGCATATGCAGCTTGAGCGGCTTGGTAAGTTTGAATAGTAGTCTGAGCGATAGCAGCAGCTTTTGCAGCAGCTGAATTCTCACCGAGAAGGCCTGCAACAGCACCCAAAGCATCAGCAGCGACACTAAGATTCGCATCTGCAACTTCTTTCTCCAACTCTTCTCTAAATTTAGCTTCTTCTTCATCAATGGCCATTCTTTTATTACTGAACGATTGTTTAGCTGCGTTCTTCTCTTCTTCTGATGCTTTTAGTAATTCGAGTTCTTCTAGGGCCGCTCTTTCAGCTATCTCTAACTCTCTCCTTGCTTGTTCGAATGCATTGTCTAACTCTTCTTGAGCTAACTCTTGTAACATATCTCTAATGCTACGCTTTCTATCAACCTCTTCTTGGTCAAGCTCACGGCCTAACTTTCCTGCTTCTTGTTCTACAGTGTTTAGAGCTGTTTGAGCGTCTATACGCGCAGCTGTGGCCTCTGCTAACTGTGTTTCTAGTTCTTCTCTCTTCTCGTAGTTACTTTCGTTAGCAATTTGTAACTCTAGTAGATCTTCTTCTGCTTTAGCTTGTTTAGCTACATTCTGAGCTAACTGTACTTGTATCTTTCCAACTTCGTCAAGTGCAGCTGCTCTTTCAGCATATGTAAGTGTAGTATCTTCTGCTATCTTTCTTTGAGCTTCTAACTGTTGGTTAAGCTTTGCATTCTCAACTGTTAGTTCTTGTTGTAGATCTCTGAGGTTTCTCTGAGCGTTTACCAATGTGGTAGCCGTTACAGTAGCTTCCTCTACAGCTTTCTTTATCTTCTTAAATGCTTTCTCGCCAGCTTCTCCAATCTTCTCTACAGAGTTATCAACACCTGTAAATACATCAACAAGTTCTGTACCTGCTGATTTTACATCTTCTAGGGCTGCAGCAAACTCACCAGAGAATACATTCATCAGGGCTGAGCCAAGGAAACCAACTACTTCAATAGCAGATCTAAATCTCTCAATGATGTTGTCAACGATTAGTTGTCCAAAGTCTTTTAGTGCTTGTACTGGATTCTTAAATGCATCTACAAGCTTACCACCTAGCTCTGCTGCAAACTCTGTTAACTCTCCAACTAATAAGCCTAGAGTTTCCATAGCTATTGCAAGCTTTTTAGAACCTTCCTCTGATGTTTTGAAGTATGCGACTAGTGTACCTAGGGCAACTACTAAAAGACCGATACCAGTTGCTGCAATGGCTCCTGATAGGGTTCTCATACTCATGATAACCTTCTTGATTGGTGCGATTAGGTTATTGAACTTTCCTTTGATATCTCCAAAGAGTGTTGCTTCTTCAGCTGCCTCTTTAGTTGCTTTACCAGCACCACTCATTGCTTTAGTAAAGTCTTCTACGTTATTGATCTCCTGATCAATGCCGTCTATAGTAAATTTGATGTTAACTTCTTGTGCCATTACAATTAAATATATTATTCGTTACAGCTGAAACAATCTGCGAAAGTTTCTAGTACTGTTGTATCTTCTGGTGCAACTGTGTGTGCAATAACCTCGTAACAGATGTCTACATGGATTACTCCTGACATTTTAACTGAATCTCCAATTGCTATTAGAGATGAATGCTTAGCTACGAAAGTGTCTCCTGGGTTTATACATGCCTGTACTGTATGGTAGAAGGACGAACCTGTAGGGTTACCCCAAGTATTATCGTTATCTCCATAGTTAGTATCGTTACCAGACCAGACATCATCACCTGGTGGTTCAACCGGAGTACCTCCACCGCCTGTAACAATTACATCGTCAATACCTCCACCGTCTCCAGTAGGTGTACCGTTATTTGCGAATGTTTGAGTTTCCAGAATTTTTACAAGGTCTACTCTAACCGTAGCAGTTTCTGATAGTGACGCATCGTATACTTTAAGTACTCTGTAGTACGCGTTCTTGATAAAGATAAGGTCATCAAAAGAAAGTACACGAAGATCGTTAGAATCTAGGTTAAAGTAAGCTGTAACTACTCTAGCCAATGGAGAGTAAAGCTCTTGTATGTACTTGTTCCAATACTTCTCATACACTGATTCTCCAAGGTTAAGTAGAGAAGGTGCTAGTGGCGTATCTCTGAACCAGTTTAGATTTACAGTAGTTGCAGATGATGGAAACCCTGAAGATTGTGTAAACCTAGGGTATACATCCTTCTGTACTTGTGTAGTACCGTCAGAGATATAGTATTTTTCATCGTTTGGTAGTGTATCTGATAAGCCATTGTAGTAAAGTAACCTTGGCTTTGGACGCATTGGTAATTCTTGTAGGTGTCCGTGGTCAGATTCTTCAGTTCCTCTTTTAGCAAATATTGGTATTACAAACTCTGATGCATCATCGAAGCCCTCAACAGTCTCTACTGGAGTAGGTGCAAAGATACTCTCAATCTTTCTAACTCCTTTTAGTAAATCTGATGTACTGTCAAACTGTAACTCACCGTAACCACGGTTATTCAATTCTGTAAAGTCCTTGTTAACGAAGTCTTCGTCTGTAGGGTCTTTGTAGTCTATGATTTGACTTTGTTCAAAGAATATCGGTTTAAGTTGAACATCTTTGTTGTAGTCAAGTTTGAAAGTCCAGTCAAGTCTGTCACCAGATGCAATGTAGTCTATCCAAGGCTTGATAACAAACTCAAAGTCGTTTGTAGATGAAGGGACCATGATAAGCTTGAACTTAGTTAGTATTGACTTTAGGAAGTCGATACACTTTACATCAAACTTAAGTAGTGTAGGTACTGCAATGATGTTAGTTCCGTTAAACGCATTTACTTCAAACTTTGTAGGTGTTGGAGTTGCGTCATTAGATTCGGCTTCAACGCTATTGTTACCATTCGTATTGTTTATAGTTACTTGTATACTAACTTGGTTAGATCCACTGAATTGTGCTAGTGTAACTGTTCCATTTAGTGGTACCTTTACTCTGTATGCAAATACACCTGCAGGTGCTGTAATTACTCCAGTATCTAAAAGTACTGTACTACCTTGTACTAAACGTACTTGGTAAGTTGGTGTTGTATTACCTACACTTCTACCAAGACGTAAATTGATTTCGTTCTCGAATGTGTAGTCTCCTGCTGTTGGAGGTAAGAAGAAACTAGAACCTGGAAAGTACGAGTTTGTATCATCTGAGATCTCATTGCTAAAATCTATATAGTCTGTTCCTCCAAATACTGAGAGTGTTTGGCCAGTGCCATGTGCTTCAAATAGTGGTGGTTCTTCTGTAATAGTTGCTGATGCGTTTGGTAGACCATCAGTGTATAACTCTGTAAATAGAGGATCGTTAAAGAAACTATCAGCCGTGTATGTATAATCTGTTTGTGCAAAGATAGCGTCAATGATTGCCTTTGCTCTGATCATCGGTGTTAACTGCTCTGTTAGTAACGGGTGGTTAGACTTCTGAAACGAGTTACCATGTTGTTGTTGGTCTGCAATCTCTGCACCAATAGTAATGCTACCACTTGAATCGTAGTCGTAGCCTCTGTTAGCAATGGCGTAAACAACGTCACCGTTTACAAGGTTACCATCCCATGAGTCTTCTACGTTTGATAGAGTTAGGTAGTGGTTAAGTGCTTGTAACTCTAAGTTGTTTAGAGTAACCTCACCGATCTGACTTGCAAAGTCTCTGGTCTCTCCAAAGAATACAAGTTCTAGATCTATATTGTCTGCCGTTCCGTTTACATAAGCACTATTGATACGTATGTGTCCTGACTTGTAGAATAGACCATCTGAGTAAAGCTCAGCTTTAACTCTCTGAGTTACATCAAAGTCTATTGTGTTTACTTCGTACCACCATTTGAACACTTTAGAGTTGTTCTGTGTGGCCGGTACACGGAATGATCTAGAGAACGCTGAGTTAACTCTAGGTAAATCTGTGATCTCTTCTGCTGATAACGTAATCTTGATTGGCTCGTCTTTGTAGAGGTCCAATTCAAATTTAGCACCAGTAGAGTCGTATACGTATACTTGTACCATATTAGCCTCTTTGTACTTTTTTACTATTTGAGTATCTAACAGCAATCTCGTGTTGGAATAGTCTGTTGTTACGAGCTTCTGTCTTCTCTTCGTATGTTTGTGTTGTAATCGTTACTGGTTCCCATTGACCGTCTATAAAAATAGATACTGATGGAGATGTGTAAAGCTCTTGCATCCATTCTGATACAGCGTCAGTTAACCAATTAGTTTGTAAGGTCATCTCAGTTGTAATTGCTGTAGAGAATGTTGTGCGGCCTCTGTCATAGTCGTGTATTGTAAACGAAGTACTATTCCACGTACCTAACATCTTGTCGTAGTTGTTTCTGTTTGCAGTTACCCTACGAGTATTCCTACGGTCAAACGTGTAGTAGTCCTTGACACCATATTGGTTCATAAACGATACAGTTACAGGGTCAAACTTCGAACACTCATCATCTATCTCAAAGTTAGCAGAGTATATTACGTCTCCAAGGTAACCATCAGATAGAATCTCACCACCATCAGTACAGTCTGCAATACTTGTAGTTATACAGTTGTTGTACGAGTAAATACGTACCGAGTAACTTGTATATGGTTGAGTCATTAGAGTTTGTATGTTCTCTGGGCCAATGCCGATTGAAGCAATGATGTTATCGTCATCAAATGCACATGTTAAGTCTGTACAGTTTGTACGTACCGAAGAACCGTTAGCATCTGATAGGGCGTATACAACGTCATTATTACCACCTGTAATACGTACAAAGAACGGTGCTTCGTTTGGTCCCCAGTTAGTACCATTGTTAAAGTTACCGATACGGTTGTAGAAACTTAGAGTCTTGTATTCGTCTGAACGTACCTTGTAAGTCTCTGGGTAGTTAGTTAAGAAACTGTACTCTGATCCATACCTTGCATTGACGTTAGAGTTACTCTCACAAAGTATAGATGTTGGCTCTGGTAGAAAGTCTGTTAGATCTTGGTTAACCTCACGCCAGTCTGCATATGAGTTGATTACAAACTTTGTAGTTGATACTCCATCGATAGTTTCAGTGTTTCCAGTCTCAGTGCCGTATTCTACTTGGTAAGTTAAGTGTGCACCGTTTGTATCTACTGCATGTACAGTCTCTTCTACGAAGTATGTACTTAAGTAAGATTGAAGTACTTTCGATACATCAAACATACCTTCACCGGCTGGGTTAGCAGGTTGCTTGAATGTAGCTACGATATTTCCACCGATTACTACCTTTAGAATGTAACGGTCTGCTGTCGCTAGGCCTGAGAGTACCCATACGTTTGGAGCATATGCACCGTTGTTTTGATTTGGTTGTTGTGCTATTGTTGCCATATTAAATCTCTTCGACTAGTCTTCTAGCCACTTCTGTTTCTATGTATATTGTTAGTTGTTGTAAGTCAAACCATCTTTGGGGTTTCAATCCAAACGCGTAGATCGACTTTCTTTTAGCTATTGATAAATCACCACCGATCATATCGAAGTCTCCAGAGAAACCATAACGTTTCCCTGCAGCTGGTTGTGGGTCGATACCGAACGGCACGTCATCAGCTACTCTTTGTTGCATACCATCTACTCCATAGTTTTGGAATAAACCGTAGGCCAACATCTCAATCTGTAAAGTATTCTGAGTAACTACAGCTTGTATAGAGTTTTTAAGCGAACCACTATCTACCGGTGCGTTAGCTTTCATGTTGCTAACTACTTGGCCACCTATAGACAATAAGATCTCATCTAGGTTTGATAGCGAATCGCCAAAGTCTTCTAACTGGCTTGCAAAGTCGTCAACTGATGCCATTACTCAAATGGTGCTATACATTGGTTTAGTGCAGATGGAATCTCAATCTCTATAGTTGCTGTCATCCCTGCTAGTGTATCTTGGAACCTTTCTTTGAATGCTGTAAGACTAACATTAAGTATAATGTCTACTTGGTCAGTGTACCCGAAACGTAGTTGTGCTAAGATGTCGTCTATGTACTCTTGGCAATTAGATTGTACTGTAAGTACCTCAGAGTCGTTCTTGGCCATCTCCATTACAATCATGTTAAATCTATAAGTAATAGATTGTTGTGTCCTTGTGTGGTTCGTAGGGTTTAAGAATACGTATGGGTAATCTGCTTCCTCTTGGTTACCTTGGTTAAGGTCGTTAACAGATCTTGTTTTGATATCAGATACGTTACCATACCCAAAGTCTACTAAGATCTTGTGGTCGAATACGATCTGCTTTACTCTATCTACGATTTGTTTGTACGTCATGCTTTCTTCTTTCTTTTAGAATGCGTTGCTGCTCTTCTAGTTGTTTTTCTTTTTGTAGGGCCATAAAGTTAAGAACCTTCTTTAGTGGCTCTTCTGTTACGGCATCTATATCTAGTAGGTTATCGTTTGCTAACTGTACTATTAGTCTATACCAAGACTTTGCAACCTTCATTGGATCTACAGGGCCTTCGGCTTGTACATCAGTCTCAGTACCAAATAACTCTTTGTATTGGCGATAAGTAAACATACGAAACTCAGTATATCTATCTATCAACCACATGGCCTCTGCTGAGTCTTTACATTTAGCATCTAAGATCTCTGTGATCTCTAACATGTGTTTGTCAATACCGTATGTAAGGTACACATCTAGGTCTACAAACTCTCCAAACGTTAGATCATTGAAGTCTTTACATTTAACCTCTTTGCGTTTCTGCATGGCCGTAGCGATTAGTATGATGGCCAATTCAAGGCTCTCATGCTTGGCATCCTTTAGAATCATTGGGTTACACCCGATTGCGATACCTACGATACGTGGCCAGTACTCTATGTTCTCGAAGTCCCATTTGATAAGACTTGCCCAGGTTTCTATTGTAAGAACCTCAGGCATCTTGTATGTCGTTTCGTTAACTGTAATTTGTACCATTGTATAGAAATATAAATCTTGGGACGGTTGAACTAGAAGAGGGCCCGAAGGCCCTCAACTATAAACAAGATAATAAAATAAATAAATAAACTATAGCTTATATGTGCTAACTACAACTTTGTTTCAAAATAATTGTAACTATTTGTAGATAACAAGCTATTGTCAATACGATAGGACTTTGATGATCTCGTCTATCTTGTACGGTTCTACTCTATGTTCTATTAGAAGTTCGCCCACTTCATCTATGATTACTTGTGTTTCATCATAGTATGTGGACCCATCATCAAACATATCGGAGCAGCATCTTCTGTTTGGATCTACGTAGTTATAGACTTGTTGGAATGTACCATCTTTAATTACGTGGCCCTCTTCCCTTAGAATGTTCTCAATCTCAGACTTCTTGTAAGCCGGTCTACCTTCTTCTGTTTTAAGATAGTAGAGTTGGACTAGCCTAGCCATTCTCTCATTCTTTGGATGCTTCTTGATACACTCCATTGGGACGTACCGTTCGATACTAAGATCTAATGCTAACTGTTCTTCTGACCTATGACGTTTGATAATAGTTATTACCGTGTCAATTGGTCTTCCATATTTGTCAGCGAGTGCTCTATACATGTAGCCATTCTCGTATTTGTCGGTTAACATGTTCTGAATCTCTTCAGTACTTGCTCTTCCGCATCCGCGACCTTCGGATTCCTTTTGGGATTCCTCTTCTTCGGTCTCGTTAAAGTACTGGTCACGTAGTGCCATAGTACTTAGGGTCTCTTCCATTTCAACCAATATTTTGATTTGGTCAATCTGATTTTGGAGTTTTGCTAGAGCCTCCTTGCTCGAATTAAAATTAGCCATAAGCATATTTTTGTTTAACGCCTTAACTTCGGTGCTAAGGACTTTGGAATTACTAATAGGTTGATCTAAATTTGCCATGTTAATTTTATTTGTTTCGATTGTTTTATGTGGATAACTTTAACTTGTTCCAAAAGTTTTACATTACTTTGTCTCTTGCATATCGTTGTATCTTTTAAGTTCTAAACCAATGTTTACGATTGCTTCGGTTAGATTCCAACCTGTAAAGTCGCAACGTTGATTTGCTAATGAGTTATCAGTAATTTCTGATACCATGTAGTCTAATTGTTTAGTTAATTCTTCTGTTCCCATCTGTTTAAGTTTTTTAAGGATTCAACTGTTATAGTTAGTAGTTTACTTTTGTTTCAAAGTATTTTGATAAATCTCTTCGGTGATTCTTTTGATATCAATGGCTGACTTCTTGAAGTTCCATTTGAACTCAAAGTAACTACCTTCTACAATGTAAAGTTGTGTGTGGTATTTGATGTACTTACTATCTGTATAGTTGTACTGACTTTGTGAGAACCACTGCTCGAATGCTTTCTGATATTTATTCATGGTTGTTATACCAGTAAACTAGATATTGTTCCAATTTATTTTGTAGACGAAAGTGTGAGGCAGGTCGGAGACTATACTTCAGATCGTCTCTGCCAGTAGTTATATGGCCGAAACGGTTTTTGTTCCAATAAATTTGTAGATTATCTGCGGCCGATTACGGCATACGAACCTAAGGTCTTGTTAGTCTTGCGATTATAGTTAGCTAATGCTAAAGATATAATGGTATCATCATGAAGGCCCGAAGGGTGTGTGTATCGAATAGAACGAGTCTTTGGATTATACTCGTAAGTAAATGTTTCCATCTCTGATGTTAGTGCTGGGAACAATTGGTTATTTGGTATATGTATTGAAGCTTCGTTAACATCTAAGATAAGTCCTTCTATTATCTCATTCTTAGATTTGTTTGATGTTACGAATGGATGTGTGTCTTGCCATTGCTTCTTGATCATCTCAAATACTACATCACCAATAGAGTTTACTTCTATTAGTACAGTTGCATTGTGTTTACGGATTTTAAGCATCATGGCATTAACCATGTCGTGCCAGTCTGACTTATTCTCTCTATAGTAATCTATTACGTTTCCGTTGCTGTCCATGAAAGTTGCAACACTATAATCTTCTGCACGACCGAGATCAATACCGCAATATATTTTACCTTGTGGCTTTGGCCATTGGTCGAATACGATTCTGTTTATATTACTAAAGACTTCGCCACCGGAATCTAAGAACTCTGCAAGGTACTCTTGTTTGAATACATTGTCAGGTACAGTCTTCTTTGCATCATATAGTTCTTGAGGATCAATAAAAGGCGTATCATACGAAGAACCTTTGTAACATTTGTAGTTTGGATAGTCTGGCGAGTCTCCTAGTTTGTATAAGTCGTAGAACCAGTTCTTACCTTTTGGTGTAGATATAAACAAGACTTTCTTTCCACGTACTACTAATGTTGGGCGGATCGCTTCTGCCCATGCATCGTCTTTGATAAATGCAGCCTCATCTATTACTGCATAGTCTAAGGTCATACCACGAATGTTATCGTAACGTTCTGCTGATCTAAAGTATATGGTCGTACCTGTTTTAAGTGTAAGTTCGTTTGACGAGTAGTTATTAGAAGCCACTATTCCACTCCCACCAATCGCTGCCATCAATTCCTTCTGAACTTTCTGTGCTTGACTGTATACGGGACTTACCCATAAGATCTTGCATGGTGATTGGTTTATCCCCCAATAAAGCATTAGGTTCATACCCATTAGAGATTTCCCGAATTGCCTGCCAATGCTCGCAATGTGGTATTTCTCCTTGGATTGGATAATCTGGTTCAGAATCTGTCTCTGAATATCGTGAGGGGTAAAGCCAGTAAATATCATAGCTCATGTACGTAATCTATATGGCCGTCGTTATAGGTCGTGCAAAGATTATTATCTTGTGGTCTATATGTACTATTAGCCAGCCATCCTGACCATACTGATTCATCACCTCCATTGTCGTAGTCCCTCTCACTGAGGTATACTCGTAGGTGATCATTGGTCATTCTTGTCTCTTTTTGTGTCGTCGTTGACATCTGGTCCAAACTCAAACTTAACGTTCTTGAATAGATCTTCGCCGTCAGTGCCAGTTAGTTCTTGTCTAGCAAGTTTTGGGATAATAAACTCTGATAACTTTAGCATTAGTTCCATTGCTTCTTTTGGATTATCTGCTGCAATTTCAGCTAACCACGCTGTCATGTTATCTAAGTTATTCTCAGTTAGCTCTTGGTAAGCCTTTCTGATCTTTTGTGTTACTAGATTCTTTGAACCTACTGGTCTTCCGTTAGGGTTTCCTGATTGTCCTGGTTGAAACATATTATTGTTCTGTATTTTTAAGTAAGTTATTCTCGCGAACTGTAACCTCTAAT